GGAAAAGCTAAAGGAGGAGGGCCACGGGTAAAACCTGGCACCTCTAAAGGTGATAGCTACTGTGCAAGAAGTTTAGGTATTAAGAAAAGAGTATCTAAGAAAAAAGCAAATGATCCAAATACTCCGAATAACTTATCTCGTAAACGTTGGAAATGTTCTGGAGCTAAATCTAAGAAAAAATAAACTTATTTAAAATAAACCAATAAACTTTTTTGATTTAAACTATTATTGTATATCTTTGTTTTATAAACATTTAAAAAACTAAAGATGTCAGTAAAACAAATCAACCCAGAATTACAAGACAAGGATCCTCAAATGAGTAAAGAAGAACTTGCAAAACGCAGAGAAGAAATCACTGCATTCTACAAAGACAATATCCCTCACTTAGAAGTACAAGCTGATTACGAAGGTTTATTAGCTGCTATTGAAAAATCTAGAGCAGAGCGTATGCAAGCACAAATGTATATGGCTCAACAATATGCTGCACAAAAAGGTGAAGGTGGTCCAGATTTAGATTCAGCAGATGGTAAAGCTTTTCAAGAAGCAATGGCTAAAGCTATGGACAATGAGACAGCTTAAGTTAGGTAGCAAAGGTTCTGATGTTAAAACACTACAAGCTAAATTAGGACTTACCGATGATGGTCACTTTGGACCAATAACAGAAAGAGCTGTAGAGAAGTTTCAACTGGACAAAGATTTAATGATAACTGGAGTAGTTGATGCAGATATGTGGGTACTTGTACTTAATATAGAATATTTTCCAGAACTAGGTATTGATGAAGATAGTGATATTACTACACAATACTTTCAAACTAACTTTGATCAAAGAATACATAGACATTACTTACCTAAAGAAGAATATGTTAAAGGCCCTATACAAAATGAATATATATTTCTACACCATACTGCAGGAAGCAATAATCCTTATAGAACAATAGATCATTGGAGTAGAGATAAAAGAGGAAGAGTAGCAACTGAGTTTGTATTAGGTGGTATTAGTCACCGGAATGGAGATGATGAGTTTGATGGTGTAATGGTGCAAGCATTTCCTAAAGGATCTCAAGGATGGCATTTAGGTAAAACAGGATCAGGGTTTATGAACCGTCACTCAGTTGGATTAGAAATATGTAGTATGGGATATTTAGATAGTGTAGATAAAACTACATATGTAGGTTCAAAATGTATATCAGATCAAGTGCGTGAATTATCTCAGCACTTTAAAGGCAAACTATTTTGGCATAAATATTCAGAAGCACAAATTAAAGAAACTGAAAAGTGGATTAGATACGTAGGTGAAAGAGACAGCATAGATATTAGATTAGGTCTTAAGCAATTTATAAAAAAATACGGTCCACTAAAAGGATTTGATTTTCAAAGAGATGCACACTACGGTAAAATAAAAGGTTTGTTAACACATACTAATGTAAGAAAGGATAAAATGGATTGTTATCCAGATCCTGATTTCGTTGATATGATAATGAGTTTATAATTATGGCTATAGTAAATAAAGTAGATTTAAAACATCAAGTAGATATTAATGTTTCAATAAAGTATCAAATAGTTACATATTGTTTCTTTAATAATACATTAATAAGTAATTCTGATTTAAAATTCTTAACGGAATTAGCAAAATTTCAGGATATGGAAATGACTAAGTTTTGTAATTATACAGTTGATCAAGACATATTTAAAAGTTCTCAATCAGCTAGAAATGCTATTACGAAAGCAGAAAAGAAAAACTTATTAGTTAAAAAAGGAAATAACAAAAAAACTATTTCACTTAATCCAGACATTAATGTGCAATCTTCTGGAATAGTATTATTAGATTACAAAATTTTAGGACGTGAATCCAAAGAGTCATAAAGAATTTAAAAAAGGAATTTCAGATGAAGTGGGTGTGCACCCTTCTGTGGTAGATGATTTTGTATCTTTTTACTATGCAAAAGTTAGACAGAATTTATCTGTATTATCTTTTCCTAGAATTAATGTAGAAGGATTAGGTACATTCCACTTAAGAAAAAATAAGTTAGAGAAGTCTATACTTAAGAATAAAAGTCTTTTGGGAAATATAGCTAAAAGAACTTATAATGGATTTGCAAAAAGTGAAGATATACAAAAAAATATACTTCAAATGGAAAATGCAATGATTCAGTTGGAAAAAGATATAATAAATAAAAAAGAATTTAAAAATGTCAAAAACTAAATGGAGTAAATATCTTGATGTATTTAAAAATGCTGATAAAATTGCTGAGGGAATTAAAAATAATATTTTTAAGAAAGAACATATTGAAGCAGTTGCTACTGATAGATTTCAAACATGTATTGCTTGTTCTTTATTTGATGCTAAAGGTGATAGTTGTCTCGCTCCTGGAACTCAACCTTGCTGCTCTGATTGTGGCTGTAGTTTAGGATTTAAAGTTAGATCTTTATCCAGTGAATGTCCAAAAGGATTTTGGGATTCATATACTAATGAGGAACAAGAAGAATTAATAACTAAACAAATAGAAAATGGAAAAACTAACTAAAGAAGAATTAGTAGGAGACTTGTTAATCAATGGTCATATAGATGCTGAAGAAGCAATAACACTATTAAGGGAAGCACCATCTGTAACTGTGATTAACCCTTATAATTATACAACAACAAGTACTTAAAAACAAAACCATGGGACTAAGATTTATTGAAGAAGGTCATGTGTATGAAAGCACAGATGAAGAAAAAATAAACTGGCTAAGTGTAACTTCATTTATTGCAAAGTTTAAACCAAAATTTGACAGAGATGGTCAAGCAAAGAAATCATCAAAAAATAAAAGGTCAAAGTGGTATGGTATGACACCTAAAGAAATAATTGCAGCATGGGATGGAGAGACAAATAGGGCAATTACTTTAGGTAATTTTTATCATAACCAAAGAGAGTCGGATATGATGGAGTTAGATACTATAGGTCGTCATGGTGTTGAGGTTCCTATTATAAAACCTATTATAGATGATAAAGGTATTAAGTTTGCACCTAAACAAAAGTTAGTAGATGGTGTATATCCTGAACATTTAACATACTTAAAATCAGTAGGTTTATGTGGTCAAGCAGATGTAGTAGAAGTAGTAAATGGATATATAAATATCAATGATTATAAGACAAATAAAGAAATAAAAGAAAAAGGGTTTACTAATTGGGAAGGTATTACTAATAAAATGTTTAAGCCTCTTAATCATTTAGATGACTGCAATCTTAACCACTATAGCTTACAATTGAGTATTTATGCGTATATTATTAAGAAGCATAACCCCAAACTTAAAATAGGTAAACTTACTATACAACATGTAAAGTTTAAACAAGTGGGTGAAGATACAAATGGTTATCCAATCAATGAACATGTTAATGGAGAACCGGTATTAGAAAATATAAAAATTTATGAACTACCATATTTAAAAGCTGAAGTAAATTCAATTATAATGTGGCTAAAAGATAATCAATAATGGCATCAATTCAATTAACACAAGTTATTTTAGCACAAACAGCTCCTGCAACAAATCCTCCTACACTTTATATAGTACCAGGTTCAGAATCTTTATTAGCAATAAATCCTACTGCGCTTTTAGGTGTAGGATCAGCACATCAAGTAGATGGAACCATCATAAATGTTCGTGTAATATATATGGCAGCACTAGCATTGTATGTTACTGATTCATATGCTACAATAAAAGCTGCTATTGATGCAGTATAAAATATATAAATTATGGTAATAAGATTATTTGATATCCAAAATAGTAAAGTTGTATTAACAGAACATTGTTATGCTTTACCATTTTTAAAAGCAATTATGGATAAATACCCTGACACACATATGCAAGTGTATCAATATTTATTTTATATGTCATGCCCTAACCCAGATTTAAATCCATTCTTTAATCTTCCGGAACATGAGAAAGAAGATATTATTATTGAAGAGATTGGCTTAGAAGAATCTCCAGAAGATGGTAAAATAAGATATGCAATGGATATGTGTAAGCAAATGTATGAAACACCTACGTATAGAGCGTATGTGGGTATTAAAGCTATGTTAGACAGACTAGCTAGGTATATGGAGGTAACCCCTATTGAGCATGGTAGAGATGGTAACATGAATTCTATGATTAATGCTGCTGCAAAGTTTGAACAAATAAGACAATCTTATAAAGGAGCATTTACAGACATGCAACAAGAACAAGAAAGTGCAGTAAGAGGAGGCGCAGGTTTAGCATATGATCAAATTTAAATGAGTAAAGATAAAACACAATGGCATTTTTGTTATTGGGATGAAATAGACTATAAAAACAATAAATCAAAAACAAATCAACATGGCACAAAAAGTAATACCAGTAGGAAAGAAACTTCTATTAAAACCAAAAAAACAAGAAGAAGTTAGTAAAGGTGGAATATTTATTCCAGAAATAGCTAGAAAAGTAGAGTACAAAGGAACTGTAATAGGTAAAGGTAAAGATGTTAGTGAAATGGAAATAGGTGATATGGTACAATATACTGATCATTGTTTACCAACCACAATGATGCATGATGGAATAGAGCATTTACTTATTCAAGAAGGTGATGTATATGCTATATTAGTGGATGAGTAGAGTTATACCTACATATGAGAATGGTGAATGGGGAACTATAGAGTTTGCCACGGATATAGACTTTAGAGAATACTTAGAGTCTATATTTAAAGAACCGGGTATGTATGAGTTTAATGAAGTAGCATTATTATTTAATGAACAAGCTCAAATATTTAATTCAGAAGGATTTTATTGTAATGCACCATTCAGATCAAAAGATTTTATAGCTTATTGGCAAGATCAAAAGAATAAATGTAGAACAGGTGTCATATACAAAGATAAAGAAAAAGTTTGGTATTTAACTAGGGATTATTATATGTGGTTAAATTTCTTACCAATTTTTGATAAGGAAGAAAAGCATTACGGTTTTGCTAAAGTAAGGGATGCTCAATATCATATGGCATTGTATGAAGTAATATCTGAATTAAATAATCAGCATGTTGCTATATTAAAAAAACGTCAGATAGCTTCTTCTTATTTTCATATGGGTAAAATCATAAATCAATATTGGTTTGAAGAAGGATCTATATGTAAAATTGGTGCTTCATTAAAAGATTATATTAATGATAAAGGATCATGGAAGTTTTTAGAAGAATATAAAACATTTCTTAATGAACATACTGCATGGTATAGACCTAGTAATCCTGAGAAAGTATTATTATGGCAACAACAAATTGAAGTTAAAATAAACAATAGAAAAACTTCTAGAGGTCTTAAATCAAAAATACAAGGTGCGTCATTTGAAAAGAATGCTACTACAGGAGTAGGTGGACCATGTACATACTTCTTTCATGAAGAAGCAGGTATTGCTAAAAACATGATGCAGACATATGAATACCTACGTCCTGCTATGTCATCTGGTATGATGACAACTGGTCAATTTATAGCAGCAGGTTCGGTTGGAGATTTAGAACAATGTAATCCGCTAAAAGAAATGATCTTGAATCCTGGGGCAAATGATATATATGCTG